TATCAGTTGTACGTCCTGAATGGATTACACGTATCACAGCTTAAGCAATCTAGGGGAGGTGTAAAAGCCTCCCCTTAATATAAGGATAATATCATGGCTAAGAATTTAGTTAAATATGAGGGTGCTTTTGATTACAGCAACAGAACGACTCTCAACAATAATCTATCAGACGTATCAGTATCAACGGCGGCACTAACAGCTAACGCTAATACAACGCTTGCTGATGTAACTGGTTTGATTACAGATACCCTGCCAGTTGGAACATATCGTTTCTACATTCATCTTGCAACAAGTGCGGGTGCCTCAGGTGGTTTGAAAGTTGGTTTGAAATTCGGTACAGCTTCAATGCTTACTTCAATTCAATCAACATCACGTAACTTCACAGCTTCTGCTGTAGTAGTAACGCAATCAACAACTGCGACAGATGCAGCTTCATTGGTAGCGACTACTTCTGCGGTAATTAACTCAGTTATTGAGGGAACGCTAGTGGTAGGAACGGCAGGAACGCTTCAAGTACAAGCTGCTCAGAACGCTTCTAACGGCACAGATACTATTGTGCTAGTTGGTTCGTATATGACATTTACTAGAATTGGTAACTAATAATAGCGGGGTGTAAAAGCCCCGCTTACTACATAGGATTTATATGGCAATTAATATTAATACACCTTCGGATGTTATAGCTGCAACTACTTCAACTGGTAGAAAAGCTTATCCTGCACAAACGCCAAACGCACAATTTGTCCGCATATTTAATGACGGCGCAACAACGGCTTTCGTTGCATCGGGTGATTCAAGCGTAACTGCTACAGCTAACAATACGCCTATTGGTGGTGGTAAAAGCGTTATTCTAGCTAAGTCTGAATTTGACACTCATCTAGCCGCAATTATGGCATCTGGAACAGCAAATATTTATTATCAAGCAGTAGGCGCGGATTATTTAACAGGGTTCTAGAAAATGACGACAACTGCTAGAAAGATAATTACTAAAGCAATGCTAAAAATTGGCGTTCTGGTAAAGTCAGAAGTTCCCGATGATGATGAGGCAAACGATGCGCTAGACGCATTGAATGCTTTGATTGATTCGTGGAGCAACTACGCAGATAATATCACAACGCGAGTTCGTGAAACATTTACATTGCCAACTTCTGCTAGTATGACAATAGGCGTAGGTCAAACATTGAATACTACTAGACCCACTCAGATTGTAGACGCTTATGTATCTCAGGGAGAAGTAGATTATCCTGTGCAGATTGTAAATCAAGAGCAATATGACTCTGTTAGCTTTAAAACCATACAAGGCAGACCATGTTATCTTTCATACAATAATGGTTATCCTACAGGCAAAATAGATGTTTATCCTGTTTCTGATGGCAGTTATACGCTAACGATTCTATCTGAGAAAGCTATTGTAGGCTTCGATACTTTAGATACTGAGTTAAATTTACCTAATGGCTGGGAAAGAGCTTTGGTTTATAACTTAGCATTAGAGTTAGCACCAGAATATGGTCAGCAACCAGACGCTAGTATAGTTAAAATAGCTGGCGTAGCATTAGGTGCTATTAGACTGGCGGTAGTACGTTCACGCCCTGTTAATGGTGATTTGAACTTGAGAATCTCAGGTAATATTTACGATGGATGGTTTTGGTGAAAATTAATCTCGCGGGTGGTTCATCTCAACAATATTCGCTACCTTTCAATGCTGAGAGGAGCGTCAATTTATATCCTATTGTAGACCCTCGCGGCTCAGACAATGCTTCTTTATATAATACACCAGGTTTGAGTTTGTTTGGCACTTACGGAACAGGTGCAATACGTGGGTGCTATGCTGCTAGCACAGGCAGAGCTTTTGTAGTTAGCGGTTCTATTTTATATGAAATCTTTGCGGATGGCAGCAGTACAAACAGAGGTTCATTAGCAAGCTCAAGCGGTATTGTGACAGTTGCTGACAATGGCGTTCAATTAGGTATTTGTGACGGACAGAAAGCGTATATGTTTACTTACGCCACAAACGTATTAGTGCAAGTTACAGACCCTGATTTTCCTTCTAGCGTAGGGGCTATTGGATATATTGATAGCTACTTTATGGTTAATGAGAATAACACAGGCAAATGGTATATTTCGGCTTTATTAAACGGGCTTTCATGGGATGCACTAGACTTTGCGACTGCTGAATCTAGCCCTGATAAGCTTAATCGCGCATTTAACTTTCTTGGCTATGTTGGATTGTTTGGCGATAGAACATTAGAGCTGTGGCGTAATACAGGCGACAGTGCGTTTCCTTTTGCTAAAGTATCAAGTTCGACTCCTATAGGATGCGAAGCTCCTTATACTATTACAAGCGTTGATACTTCTGTTTATTGGGTTGGTGCGAATGAACAGGGAAGCGGTATTGTTTACCAAGCGCAGGGATTTACTCCGAAGCGTATTTCTACTGAGCCTATTGAAAAGCTATTGCAAGCGGTTTTAGACCCAACGCAATTACGCGGCTGGGCATATCAAGAGCAGGGACATGTATTTTATGCAATTACAGGCTCGGATTTAGAAACAACTCTGGTATATGACCTTAACACGCAATTATGGCATGAGAGAGCTTGGCGCAATGAGCAAGGTGAGTTTGAGCAGCATAGAGCCGCTTGTGTTATGAGAGTATTTGATAAACTGTTGGTTGGCGATAGAGAGAATGGCAAAGTTTATGAGATGTCCTTAGATTATTATGATGATGCTGGTGATCCAAAACATTGGGTGCGTATTCTAACACATTTGATTGACGAATTGAATTATATAAGGTATAATAGTTTGCAGATAGGCTTTGAAATGGGTGTAGGTTTACAATCAGGTCAAGGTTCAGCGCCGCGGGTTAATCTTAGAGTTAGCTCAGACGGAGCGCGTACTTGGAGTAATTATTACTCAAAAAGTATTGGCGCAGTAGGTAAATACAAAAATCAAGTTAGATGGCGGCGTTTAGGCATTAGTCAAATAAATACATTTGAACTATCAGGCTCTGAACCGGTCAAAACTGTAATAACCGGAGCTTATCTCAACAAATGACAATAACAGTACTACCACCAAGAACCGAGCCGATGATTGACGATGATAAATTCGCAACTCTAAACTGGACTGCGTTTTTTGATAGCTTAGCTGCGGGTGATGCTGGCACGTCATGGACTCCGACATTTGTAGGCTTAACAGAAGTAGGTGGAGCTGCGACTATCACAGGTGTTTATTACCGCATAAGTGCGAAGCTATGCTATTTCAAAATTGTTATTACACCAGTTACAAACACATCAGCAACGCTTGGAACGACATATTGCAATAACTTTCCATTAGCTATACAAGGCGCGAACGTAGCCACAACAGTATCGGGTTCTACAGCAGCATCAGCGGGTGCGAATTCAACAGGAATATATGCTGCTACATGGTCGCTTATAACTTCACCAGTCACAATCACAGGAACAATAGAGGCAAACTAAATGGATAATATGATGCAAGAACAAATACCAGCGGATGCACCGGAGGAAGGTCGCGCAACAGATACAGTTGTAGGGCATTTAACTCTTGGCGAGATAGTTTTGCCAAGGGATTTAACTGATAATCCTGAAGTTTTGCAGCTTTTACAACAGCTATTCCAAAAAGCCGGATTAGATATGCAGGAATTTGTTGTAGGTTCTCCTAACAATAAAATTAACCCTGAAACTGGTTATCCTGAATTTTTTAGCTTAGGTAAGCTATTTAAATTTGCAGCTCCGTTAGCTTTGTCAGTTTTTGCCCCTGGTGTAGGCTCTGCTATTGGTGGTTCATTGCTAGGCGCAGGAGCGGCAGGTTCTGCTACATTAGGAAACGCTTTGCTTGGTGGTGGTATTGGCGCATTGACAGGTGGGGGGCTAAAAGGCGCTTTAACAGGTGCAGCTCTAGGTGGCGTAGGTGCTAATATTGGCGAATTAGGAAATATTGGAGCAGGCGGGAATATTGCCACAGGAGTAGGTTCTAATCAAGGTTCTGGTATCTTAGGAGCTGTCGGTAAAGCAACAGGATTAAATTCTGGTAGTATTCCTTCGCTTGGTGGGTTAGTTGGCGGCACAGGTGGCGGCTCATCTTTTGCTGGATTGGGTGCTGGATTGGCAAGTGGTTTAGGTGGTTTGGCGAATGCAGATGCTATTAAAAAAGCTCAGCAACAGCAATTAGAGGCTCAACGTCAACAATTAGCTAATATTGGCACATTTGACCCTTCCAATATCACTAATGATGCTGGTTATCAATTTAATTTAGCTCAAGGGCAGCAGGGGATTGACAGAAGTTTAGCTGCGCAAGGTGGGTTGCAATCAGGTAAAGCATTAAAGGCTGCTGCTGAATATAATCAGAAATATGCTGATAATGCTTTGAATAGTGCATATCAGCGTTATCTTGACAAGATTAATGCACAGAATGCTGTTTATGGTCAAACTGGCGATATTAAGGCAGCGAGCGGATTGGCTAAAGCTCAAAACTTAGCACAAACTGCAAGCGGTATTCTGAATCCACAACCTTCTCTTGAAGATTTATTGAGATTATACAGAGGATAATTATGCCAATACAAACATCAGGCGCAGACGCTAGTATTTATAGAAATATAAAGGGTTTTAATGATTATAATGCCGCTGCTCAACAACAGGGCTTGGCTAGTGCGTTGGCTGCTGCTCAGATTCAAGGGCAAATGCAAGATAGACTATTAAAGCAAAAACAATTAGAGCAAGGCGTTGATGCGCCAGCAGCGGTTAGAGAATATCAATTCTTTAATCAGTTGCCACCTGAACAGCAAAAGCAATTCCTTACAGTTAAGCGTGCTGCGCAAATTCAGAATCTTGGTAGTGGGTTTGGCGTTTATAATCCAGTCGGCGGTGGTGTTACTCCAATTCAAGGCGGTAATATAGAGCTTACTCCTGCACAACAAGCTGAAGAAGATAGAAAGCTTCGTGAAGCTGAGGATATGTTTAATCGTGGCTTGGATGTAAAGCAAAAAGCTTTAGAAGCAACTTATCGTTTAGTCGGTAAGCCTAATCCTGAAACGGGAGAGCTTGAAGGTGGTAATATTGAGGGTGTAAGAGCTAACAGAGGCGGCTTTAGTCAAATGCTGCCTAACTTTAGTAATGCAGCAGTAGATGCGGAAGCTGATTTAACTACGCTAGAAAACTTGCTTACCACAGAGAATCTAGGATTATTAAAAGGTGTTTTATCTGATACAGACATGAAAGTTCTTGCAAGTATCGGTTCAGGTGAGATTCAAGGCTCGGATAAAAAAGCATTAGGTGCAATTCGCAGGATGCAGCAAGCTTTAAGTGGTAAGGTTGCAGCAGGGCGTGCTATCCAAGCGGAAGGCTTTGGTGGGGAGTTACCTCCTTTACTTTCTGACCCTAATATTGATTTTATCGATGCTCCACAATTTGGCGATGGTATGGGTAATGAGCCTAAGAAAACCGCTAGAACACAAGCCGAGAAATTCAAGAAGCCAAAAGCTATTAACTTTGAGGATTTGCCATAATGCCTATGGACGTAACCATGCCAGACGGAACTATAATTCGTAACGTGCCAGACGGAACGACTAAGGCGCAGTTGCAAGCAAAATTAGCTGGTGTAACAAAAATCTCAGAACCTAAGCAAGTGGGTCTGATTGAAGGTATTGGGCAAGATTATAATAAACGCACAGGTGAGGCGAAGAACTCGATTGCTTTGGGCTTGTTAGGCAAAGAAACGCCACTTGAAACTGCCGTAGGTTTAGGCGGTGCAGGTGGTAAATTTGTCGTTGATACTGTTGGCAGGGGCTTAACTGATATGGGTAGGTTTGTTGCTAATAACACCCCAGAAATTATCAAAGAGCCAATACGTGAGGGGGCGCAATATGTTGCTAATTCTCCTGTTGGTGAGGGCGTTAAAGGAGCTGCTCAATATGTAGGCGGCAAGTTAAATGAATTCTCGCAAGAAAATCCTAGAGAAGCTAAATACTTTGGCAATGTAGCTGGAATCATGGGTGCAAGTCCAGCCGCTGAAGGATTCATGGCTTTGAATAATGCAGCAAATAAAGTAGTTGTCAGCGGTGTAAAAGCTGGCGCTAAAGGTGCAAGCAAAGTTGGAATAAAGGGGTTAGAAAAACTTGCAACTCCGAAAAACATTCTACCAAATGCAGAGCAGTTAAAAGAGATGGGTGTAGCTTCTTACAAAAGGGCTTCAGATACTGGTGAAGTGTTTGCGCCTGAGTTAGGAACAGGTTTTGCACGTTCTATTGAAGCAGCTAAACCCGCTAAAATTGGTGGTGTTGTAGATAGCGATGTTGCAGTTGAGTTAGAAAGGACTTTAGGTAAATACAAAAATCTAGATGGTAAAAGACTAACCATTGATGAAATTGATATTATAGATAAAGATTTGAGCGATATTAAAGGACAAGCATATAGCTCTGGTAAGAATAAGCTGGGTGAAGAAATAGGTAATATCCAAAACTCCTTGCGTAACTCAGTAAGTGAAAGCCCTGCTGGTAAGGCATTAAGCGAAGCTAGAGATTTTTATCGTAAAGGCTTCCAAATGGACGATATTGAAAGAATCTTCCGCAACGCTGAAGGCAGACCAAACGAAGCTAATATTATTCAAACTGGCTTTAGAAATCTTGCTAATCAGGCACGTAAAAAAGGCAGTGGTTATAGTAAGGCGCAAATTAAATTAATGGATAAAGCTGCGAAAGGCGGCATGAGTATTGATGCTCTAAAATTAGCTTCTAGTAGATTGCTTACAATAGGTTCAGGATTAGGAGGTGGTATTGCCCCTGCCGCTAGTGCATATATGATTAATCAAGCCGCGGGCGCAGGAGCAACTACGCTACAAGCAGCAAAAGCAGGTAAGGTTGCCAAATCTATTGTTGGTGATTTAAGAGTACCGGCAGACCCTTCAATGCTTAATAAAGCAGCGCAAAACCTTTTAGAGCGTGTTAAGGCAGGGCAGAAAATAACACCAAAAGATTTAAAGGACGTCCCTCCAAGGCAGATTAATGAAATTATGAAGGCTAAGCGTATCGAGCCTACTATCAACTTGAAAAACACAAAAAAATAATATAGGATTTATACCATGACCGCAGTTTTAGCAACGCCTCCATTCTAGCATTTTATGA